AGACGAGCGCTCCGTACTTAAAGGAAAGATCAAAGGTCGAAATCTGTTTAATCCACATCCCACAATGAAAGCCATAGGAGGTCATGCTAACCAGTTGATGATGCGTCTTATGAAGGCTTTGTACCCTCAATTTATTCAAGCCTATACACCAGACGAGATAGCAGATAAAATCAAAGTGGAGTACGAGCAGTACATAGACCCAGTTTTCATATCCACTGATTTTTCATCATATGACGCCCATGCACATGCTTCCTTAATAGAGGCTGTAGATAACAAATACATGCGTCGATATCTGCCGTCTTTGTTGTTAGTCAATGGTTATAGAGAATGTGACGTTGATTATATAGTAGAAAGGTTATGTTTGCTCGATATCCCCTTCAAGATGTACTACCCAGGCCAAAGATATGTCACGCGCATCATGATAGAAGGTGTCATACATGGTACTACCTTTTCAGGCCATCCCGTCAGGACCTCATTATGGAATACTTCCAGAAGTATGCATATGACAGGATTCGTCATGAGCAAGGCCGCTGTGAAGTCCTCTTACTACAATGCAGGAGATGATATGGTTATGATTACAGAACGTTCGAACGCTAGTATTATCCAAGCTACCATGTATTATTATTACCATTCAGAAGACATAGCAATACCGCACGGCCTAGGACAAGTTCTTAAAGAGATCACTGTTGCAGATGACGGTAAATTTTTATCCAAAATACTGGCATATAGAAAAGGTGTGATGATTTACGTTAGGCCTTTGAATCGTTATTATTTCCAGTCTAATGTCATGTTAGACAATAACAAGCTTATGACACCAGTGGAACATACGACAGCTGTCACCATAGGCTTAGAAACTGCAACACATAACCTATCTGCTTATAAAAGTTATACTAACTCAAGAAGAAAGGGGTTGCCACACATAAAGCTTAAGAAGCCTATATCTTTGGAATACTTCAAGCATGCCTCAAAGAAAACATTCACAGATTCAGACTTCTATACTATCGGAGATACTCATTTACTTGAGTATGACCCAACTCACCCATTAGTCGCAGATTTAATACCTGATAGTCTTGTATGTGGATACGGCAACCCCGTTGGGACTATGACCCACCAAGAAGAAATCATAGCACAGAACGGCAAACCCGGTCTACAAAATCAATCATTGTTTAGTAATGCACCCCAGAAAATACAGCCTTATCAGCAGCAGGGCTATCCCTCAGCTGAAGACATAGAACGAGCCAAAGAGATTTATAAGCTCACTCGTAGTCAGCGCAAGTCAAAAGTCCAAGAATTTGCAAAAGGCCCTGACAACAAAGAGTTCTACGGAAAAAGCATTCAAGTTTTAGCCAATGCTTTCAAAGAAGGAAATCAGAACTTACTAGAAACTCTTTCAAAGCTAGAACAAACGATACAGCCAAAGAATGTATCATCAATGGATCTCGGAGTTTCGCTCATGGACAAACGCCAAAATTCCAGAATTTCCAATGCAGCCATCAATGATGCAGTTTTCGACAAGACTCAAATGATGCCTACTGCACAAAACCTAGAGCACCTCAAACAGAGCCTTGGCCTAGACAAGATCACCCATCGGAAACTGAAAGAGCTCATTCTGCTAGACGATTGGGCCTCAATAGCCCAACAAGCTATGCCATACATTTTAGAGTATGGTGCTCCAGCCATACAAAAGCTTTACAAGAGGTATGTAGAGCCAACCCTGCGCAGATTTTTGGGCGACGACGCAGGTTTAGATCCTAACGATTTCAGCAATAACAATGTCTCACAACCCAGCAAACGCTCTATTATAGGTGGCGTCACCTACGAGTCACCAAGTTACCCACCTATAAGGCTCGGCCAACTAGCACTCGATGCTGTGTGCACAGAAGCTATTGCCACAGTAGTCTGTCCTGAAGAGTTCAGAAAAAGATTGCCCTTCAACTACCCAACACGTACTGCAGTTACTACCGGCTCCACAAACTTTATCGGCACTACCGATGCTGCAGGCAACCTAGCCATCTTCATAAATCCCTGGAATCCAGGTGTAGTTTCAGGCGCAGCATCAGGGGCATTCGCTCTCTTAGCCACTGGCTATTTACCTGGAGGTGGCTCATTCACTGGCAATACCTTCATCAACGGGTCTCTGTCTACCTCCGTAGCTAACCTGTCCACTTTCAAGGTTACTGGTTTCGCAGTTAATGTCATACCCATAACTAGCGCCAACAATTCACAAGGTGACTACGAAGTAGGCTTCTTTCAGAACATGAATCTGGCCACTGTCCAAGGTACAGTACCTCAGCAATCCCTGCAAAACTGCCAATACTACCAGACTGGCAATGCACTCACGTCTTACAGGAGTATCTTTTTGCCAGACCCCTACGACGAACTGTCACCAATAGGAAACACCCAGATCTGGAACGACTTTTTCATGGTCTTAGTTACTGGAGCAGCTGCTCTCACACCAGTAGTTAAGATAGAGATATCTTATGTCTACGAAGTCGTCCCAAACTTCACCTCCCAGAACATCATGGCTCAAGACTACGCCACACCTGGAGCATTCACCTTGGATGCCATAGCAGCAATGATGTACGCAGCTCCTGGCGTACAAATGCTTACTTATGCAGATGCTGTTGCATTTGCAACAAAGATCAACCAAGCTGATCCTCGCTATGACTGCGTAGTCAACACTATATTGGGTAACCCACTCAAACCCAAGACAAAGAAGTCAATGATGATAACCAACTCTGGTCAACAGCAGAACCAGAACCCTGAAGAAATCTCCTTTGATATGATTTCTTCCTAATCTTTCTTTTCTTATGCGGCGTAAGCCGTTTTCTCCGTGCCAGGCGTATCCTGGTAACTGCCCCAGCCATGGGTTAAATGGCAACACTTGGG